TGTTCCATCATAAACCTTTTCTAATGTTTCTAATGCAAAGTATAGCATAGAATAGTAATGCATGGAGTTTTTATTCTCAACGTGCAGATTAAACATCAATGCATTTTTATTCATTTTATTCTCTTTTGATGATCTGTAAATTTATTATCATAAACATCTTCACCATTAAAATATCTACGTCCAGCTTTATGAGATTTTTTTAAATCATCTCCCATTCTTTCTTCACCAAATGCCTTTGAAATTTGACGTTCTTCTTCGATAACTTTAGGGGATAAATAATCTTTGGCATCAATCATTTCATGATTTTCTACAAAATATCTAGGAATAGGTATGAAGCAACCTATCCAATCACCTTTTTTTATTGATACTGTATAATCTTTACGTGTAAGTTTTAGATTGAATGTAAAATCTCTGCGTAGATTATCACACTCTACTACACCTGTCATATGTGCTAGGCCATCTATAAAATAATTTGGTGGATTGATTGTCATAAGATTTATTTTATCGGATGTTCGTAGTGTAAATCCATTTTGAATAGTTACGATACCATCTCCAAAATGAGATTCAATTTGTTGGCCATTCCAATTACCGTCAAAATCTTCTCCCATATTTACGGTAGTTGCATCAATACCTCTACCACCATTCCATGTTATATCAAATGCATGATTAGATTTTACCACAAATCCGTATTGATTGCCAATAGTAAGAGGTAAACAAAGATACGCATGGTCACTAAACCATTCACGCCATTTGTTTCCTACTAGACTTTCATAGTGTTGTGTATAACTATAGTCAGTGCTAGAATGAGGTATCGCAATAATCTTAAATTCATCCTTTACCAGATTTTGTATACTAAAACTGTCAAGCATATCGTCCATTATAATGCTCTTTCTTCTGGTAGTATTTCCATTTCAAATTGTTTGTCTCTAGTAAACCACATAGGAATAGTATATCGCAAACCGCGAGTAACTTCAGTTACGCCGTGTAAATCTTCTCGTTTTCCTGTAAAGTGAACGAGCATGCCTGGCTCTATTTTTGGTTTGAGGTTTTGATTGACAAAATATATCTCACCACCATCATAGTCATCATTAATATATACGAGAGCACTATAATGTCGCATTGGAAATGGATGTGGTTCTGGATAGTTGGGGTCTACGTGTTCTGCATCTGCATGAGGTGGATCTAAATTATCACCCTTTTGCCATTTTACAATTTGAAGTGTTTGAAGATAAAGAGGGCCTGTACCGTAAGTTTCTATTTGTCGCCGTGTTCTTGCTGCAATAGAATATAATAATCTTCGTATCGGACTTGTTATTGGTAACTGTGCTGCTTGAATAACACGATTGTACCATATGGTATCAGCTGGTTGTCCACCAACATTCCAATCAACCTCAGTACCTTCACAATATTGACGCAATACTTTTATTTCATCATTAGATATAAAATTATTTACTTTCACTATTACATCATTACTCATTATCAATCCTCAAGAATTATTCATTATTTTTTTACGTCCTTCTTCACCCAACTGTAAGTCAAATATCTCTTGGCATCTTTGTAACATACCACAAGCCAACATTAATACATCATTTTCATCATCACATAACATAATACTTTTATCTATTGTTTGCATTATTTCTTGCATACGTTCTGATGTTTGTTTAGTATTCATTACCATTATTTTTCACTCCTAACATAACAACCATATTACTATACTTAAAGGAAAAAGTCAAGTACAGGGAAGAAAAAAACTCCCCTGTACTTATATTATAAACTTTAAAAATCAAGTGATGTTTTAATTCCAATAATCTGATCGCCTGCATTTCCGTCCGTATCCCAATTTGCTTCTGCATATGGTGTGACAGAAATTGTATCATTTATAGAAAAACCATACGAAACATCTAATTTAATGTTCGTAATTTCTTGGTCATTCAAATTAATTGTTGGTGTAACACCAGCAGATAAATTCATTGCTGTTCCTGTTATGCCAACATCTGTTGTTACAACTTCAGTGTCTAAATTATACGATGTATCTGTTGACAGATTCAACGCTATAGGCCCTGCAGCCATTGCTGGTGCGGCCATTAAAATGCCTGCCGCAGCAAGAGTAATAACTTTATTCATACTTGTTCTCTCCTTTATTACCACCCCATTAGTAACCTTGTTTCCTCTGGTACACTTTCTAGTGTAAATGGTGGATTAAATGTTGTTATAATGTCGATTGATCGCACACCTTTCACCAACCCCGCCGTTCTTATGTCGTTAACTATTTCGTCAGCAAATGGACAAAAAGCACTTGTTAATGTGTGCGTTATTTCTACAGAATATTCATCCTGATTAATTTTTATGTCATAGATTAATCCCAAATCATATATATTGACACTTATCTCAGGATCGTAAACTTCCTTGAGATTTGCAATTATATGGGATTTGTCTATGATGTTAGTTTCTGCCATTTTTGATGTTATCAATGGCATCTTTATTTTGTTGAATTTTTTCACTCTGAGATTTGTCGATCATTTCTTGTAAGCGTCTACCTTTTTCTTCATCCGTATCTAAATGCAAATCCTTGTTAATAATTTTCTCCAATTTTAATGATTGAATTTTATTATTAGGTATATATCTCCATACATATCCTTTTTTTGAGTACACGCCGAACACTGTTTCTCGTAAGCCGATTCTTACGATAATTGCGTCCTGATCATTCAGTATAACTTTATCTCCCTCATTAAATGCTGGGTTGAATCGAAATTTCATTCCCTGCACAAGACCTTGTACAAAGTCTTTAAACCAAAATGCTACAGTTATAGAAATAAGAACAGCTATCCAAGGCATTAAAAGCTCAGCAATATCCAATCCCATTTTATCAAATAGATTCATTTAGACTGTTCTCCTTCAATGTATTTATTCCCCTTATTTTTTTGATTATTGAGATACATCATTAAATAATGCTCAAATGATTGAGGATATAGGTTCGGTGAAGGTATAGTCGTAGAAAAATATTTTTCCATTGTATCAATTATTTCTGATATTTCTGTCATTATTTCTCTTTCATATATCTATTCCAATCTCTTTGAACGACTTCGCCTTGTTCTTGTCGTGAAAGTTTCTTAAACTCTTTGTTCTTTTTCAATTCCTCTACATCATCAAACTCGTATATAAATCCTTTTTCTTCATGAGCATTATGCCGCATTAGAAATGTTGAAAAGATTAATTTTGTTCTAAGCGTAAATCTTTTGATATTCATCATATAGTACCTCACTTATAAGAGCATGTCCTAGCATATTCGGATGGGAATCTAATGCACCACCACCAGCATAATAAACATCGCCAATTCTATGATTATCTTTCATTATAGAGTTTGCAGAGTATCCACCTATGTTTCCAACTATTGGCCATCCAATGAAATTTCTTTCTATTCTATCTATAAAACAACTGTCTATAATATGATTACTTAAATCTTTATTCTGTTGTTTTCCTACCTTACTATTTTTAGACATAATCGGATGCGTACCTTGTATCTGTAAATGTGGTATCCATTGACTCTTACAAATAGTTTGCAATGCATACATATAATTCAAGGACTCAGAAACCGCAGCTCCTAAATTATCCATTTCATTATTTCTAAAAAACCTACTTATTATATATCTACTTTCTAATTTCTTCGTATTCTTTTTAGGTGGTTTGAAAAATTTATCTTGCCAGTCTGCTTCCAGAACAATTCTTTCTGGTAGAAAACAAACCCAAGAGTCCTCACCTTTAGAGTTGGGCATTAAAAAACTAACTCGTTGAAACTCTGTCCACATGGGTATGACAAGTCCAACATTTTTCTCGTTTATTATTCTCTCTGTAAGTGTAGTGTATATTGCTTTGTTTCCAAATCCACACTTGGCAAGATTGATGCAATCCATGTCAAGTTTCTCTGCAAGTAATTCTGGCCAGAGTTTAAATGGTTCTAGATTTTGAGTTGCAGCATAGTTGTCTGTATAACTACAACCAGATACAATTAGTTTTTTTCTTTTAGAAAACTTTAACATCATATTCTTTCTCAAAGTCTTTTGCATGTTTCCATGTATTTACAATTGGTTGCCCCTTAATATTTAAAGAGGTATTTAAAATCATAGGACATTGTGTTTGTTCATACCACTCTTCCAGTATAGGACGAATGATTGATTTACAGTCTTTCGTTACTACCTGTACTCTTGCAGTACCATCAACATGAGTTACAGAACTGTGGTCATGTTTTGCCTTTGCGACAAACTGCATGTATTCATTCATTGGCCCCTCAAAGTATTCGTCTTTGTATTCTTCCAGAATTGCTGGTGCAAAGGGTCGAAACTTCTGTCTGCGTTTAATCGTGTTCACTGTATCTTTTATATCGTATCTTGGATCACCAAGTAAAGAACGATTACCTAATGCTCTGGGCCCAAACTCTGCCTTTCTATTTGCAACACCACACACTTTTCTTTCCAGTAATTCTTCTACAACATTTTTTGGATTAATGGTTCTTTTTATATCAAGTCCAAGGTAAGGAGTTTTCCATTGCAGTTTTGTTTTCTGTATCAGTGCAGCTGCACCGAGAGCACTTCCAGCATCACCTGATGCGGGCATAATCCAGATCTTCTTGTCCTGTATTTTACTATTTGCAACACAATTCAATGCACAACCGCCCATGATTACCAAGTTTTCAGATGGACATAATGCTACCAGTTTAAGTAGTTCTCTCTCATACAGCGCTTGTATGGACGCTGCCAAGTCCTCTGGACGGGCATTAGGGTATATATCACCAACTCCCCTATGATTATTTTCCCACAACTGTTCCTCTAGATCATGTATGGGTTCACCAAATGCAGCCATACCCATTGTGATATATTCATCCTCATTGGGTTTTAATCCGATACGTTGTGTAACTGCTGAGTATAGAAGTCCAAGAGAATGAGGATATTTCCACGTTACCTTTTTCTTCATTCTATTGTTTTTTGCTTCCCATATGGACATGGTATCCCATTCACCGATTGCATCAATGACTAGAATATTACATTCATCAAATGGGGAAGTATAGTATCCAGCGGCCGCATGAGATTCATGATGTCTAAATGATACATCATAATCTACGCGAGGCTTCTGCCATTTTTGCCCTGCATATAATCTTCTTAAATTTTTACGAAAAGGTTTTTCATAGTAAGAGACAATATCAAATTTGTGTTTGGGCCATTGATTTTTATGTACCCATTTATCGCCCTTTATTCTACTGTATCTCTCACTGGATGATGCATAATGGATTTTTGTATCATCAAGAACACAAACCGCGGCATCATGAAAACCTTCAGATATTCCTAATACTTTCATTCACACTCCGTACTATATTTTGCATAATATACTGTTAATACAACAGGTAGCATTTCTTCCAAAATAATCACAATAATATGTATCTACCATCAGATTTGATTTAAGGTTTATACCATTTTGTGAGCGAGTATCTTCAACTACAAGATAGTCTTTTGGTTGCATATATTTCTCAAAATGCTTTACAATACCATTAATATTAATATGCGAGTCCTCTATAATCAGCCAAGGATGAGGTAGTATTTCTGGCTTATCCCAGAGCTCTTCTATTTTATTTGAATCACCCTTGAGAAATCTAACTTTTTCTGTACTCTTTCTTGGTACATGAAGATCCATACTATATATCATAGTGTCATTCAGTCCATATGATTGGCATAAATCACCCATCCACACAGCAGTACCACCTTCTGCACTACCAATTTCAATAATTGTTTTTGGTTTTATATCCCATATCATCATACTGTATAGTGTAAAGTCATACGTTGTTTTATATACAGGTATGCCTTTCCAAGTCATGGATTTATGAATCCCTTGGCCCATAATATAAGTTTTCATTTCTATTTGACTTTTTACGCCTATTTCCTTAGCACGTTCCGAATAAGGAACAAACCTATCTTGATTTCTTATATCAGAGATTTGTTTTTTTTCTTCTTCTGAATATAACTCTATATTAGTTTGTAGGACATTATCTAGTATTGTTCCTCTTCCATGAGGAAGTCGCCGTAATCTCAATATTTTTCTCCTAATATACTTTTTTCAGTTAAACTACGAGTTCCTTTTTTATTCTCTTTCTTTTCCCATGGCCGTTCATAAGACGTATTAATATATGCATCAGTTGTACCATATATGCTAGGAAGTTCGTACCAGAAAATTGCACCAATGGATACACGATTACCCTCATATGGTTGAACTGCATGAGTTACATTCATAGGAAAAGATATAAGTCTATTTTCAATAGGTGCAATGGAATCAGTCTCATGGTCAGCCCATGCAAATAATTGCTCATTTCCAATTTTTACATTTGAAATTGGTGGTCTTGTGTAGATGCTAAGATTTCCACCCTTATCTGGCGCTCTTAAATAATATATGAATGTATTTTCTGGTGGATTTTTTGGTGTGTAATCCACACCACCAGAAGTACAATAAGACGTTAAATCGTTATGTGGTTTAGGATTTGTAGGACGAATGTTCCACCAAGAAGTAGCACCAGTAATACTATTACTACCCTCTGGCCAGAAAGTAGTAAATATTTTATGAACAAAGTTATGAAGGGCATTTTCTGGTTGAGCGTATCTTCCAACCCATTGTATTTCAGAAAACGTCATTGACGTTGTTCCTAGTTCATCATACTCTTTTTTTGTTAGAAACTCATCAATTATTTTTATCATTCTCTACTAGACTCCGATTCATAATATGTTGTTCTGTAATATCATCCTTACTCTGACCAAAATAAGCAACCGCATGATGTTCTCGTACCATCCAATCATTCAACATTATAGTTGAGTCTGTAACTGCATCATATATTGTAAACTTACCTAATATGCGGCCAAACTTACCCACTTTATCTCTAACAGTTACCAAAGTCTGTATTGAACCAACAGGAAGAAAATGTGTAACCATTTCTTTTGCTATCAGTCCATATTTCTTTTCTTCTAAATCTCTTGTACGACTTTCTGGTGTATCAATACCATGTAGGCGTATGCGTTCTTTATGCAACCATACCCCAAATCCAAGGTCAATATCTACATCAACCGTATCGCCGTCAATAATTCTTACTATTTTACATCTATATTCATACACTGAAACTCTCCCCACAACCGCATGAGTTTTTAGCAGTTGGATTGACTACTCTTAGAAAACTACCACCGAGCTCGGTTACATAATCTATTTCACTACCAAGCACATACATTTCTGCCATACGATCAAGTAAAAGTATGTTATCTATTTCAGTGTATTCTTCATCAATCTCAGAAGATAATCCCCATATGTATTGAAATCCAGAACAACCACCGCCTATGACGCTCAGAGTGACGTAACCACCCTCACGAACTTTATTAAGATATTGTTTAGCTTCGTTTGTTATCGTTATCATACATCTATTTAGTTCAAGCGATTTGCTTTACGTAACAAAGTTGCTAATACGATATCCCAATATTCTTGACTCCATTCTGTAACAGAATTTTCTTTTGCAAATTGAGCATTGTCAATTCTTTTGTTCATTAGTTCTAATTCTGGATCATCTCGCATTGTCGTTATTCTTTCATCTGTCGATTAATGATTTAAACATTTCAAACATTTCTGATACTTTTTTAGTATCATCTTCTTGTGGTATACATAAAGAATACAAATTTGGGTCTTGATTATAAATGACTTCTTTTGCTTCCAAACACGTTGGCATGTCTGGCATATTTACATAATATTCTCCACCAGCGCCTGCAATCACAATTAATAGAGCTTTTAACATTACCAACGAGCCCTCTTAGTCATTCGACACTCATAAATCATTATTGTATGATAATTGCCCCAACGGTTCTGTATCATGCGTGGCCAATTTTTACAAACCTTAGTCCATACATGAGGACGATTGTATGTGTGCTGACGATAATGATGATGATGGCCACGTGGTTGTTTTATAATAACTGTATCATTGTGTGACTGTCCAAGTTTCTGACCAACTAAAGCACCGACAACGGCGCCTGCAGCTGCAGCAACAGTTTTACCACTACCGCCACCTACTGTATTCCCCATAATATCACCAGCTGTTCCACCGATA